TCGATAGCTGTTGGCACAATAGAATGCATAGCGCTTATACAGGTCATCACCCTTGGCCAACGCGACGGCATGGGCCGTTGCCAGAATGGTGGCGTCTTTCAAATACTTATTGGGGTCCTTGTTGCGCGAACCGCTGCGTCCGGAAATCAGATAATAGTCGCCATCCAATATGCACATGCGCGCTGGCGTCGCTTCCTGACAACTGATGAATTCGTGCAACACCGACAAGTATTTGAACCGTTTGTGATTGTTTATTATCTGCGTGCGCGTGTAATTCATGCCGGATTTCGGCACCCCGAATTTCAGGTGATATTCGTCAAAGGCCACTTCCGCCGGAATGGGGATGGTGCCGTGAATTTCATCGTCCGCGTCAAACACGAGCAACAAGTCGGTTTTGTTGAACGCTCGTTCAAGGGCAAGCGTTCGGTTGTGTCCAAAATCAACCCACTCGTCGCAGTGCAACTCTCCTGGAATGTTTTTTTCGTTGAATAATTGCGTGATTATCTCTCGGGTGTTGTCAGTCGAACCCGTGTCGCAAATGACCCAGTAGTCAAACCGTATATTGGAACACAGCATCTCCAGCGTTCCACGAATGAGGTGCGACTCATCCTTGACAATCATGTTTAAACAAATGGTTGGACGAGACATGGTTTGATGGACCGATTAATTCAATAAATATTAAAACAAATGTCGAAAAATAAATATCAGCTATTATAAACAATTTAAGTGCATGATATTTAAGTCCTTTATTTTGATATAATAATCACAATGCTAAATCTAGATGCTGCCGCCGCGATTGAAATACTCGTTGCGAAATTCGAGCATGTAGCTGTCGGGAATGCGCACCCCGCGCATGAATTCTTGCGGTGTTCGCGTGCCTTCAATCAGGTTCACAATCATGAAGAGTGCGTACATGCCGCACTCCGTGTTGCGCTTTTGATGCTGTTTCCGATTTTCATAATATTTGAATTTGATGCCGAGAGAATTCCCCTGCTGCATGACCGTGTCGATAAAGGTTTGAATTTCCTTTTGCGGGCGGTCCCCCGTGCTGTCGAAAAAGAACACGTAGTTGTTTTTGCGGTTGGTGCCGTCGACATTGATGAACAGCGACACCCAGTGCGCCCCGTCTTCCGTGTGCGGGTCCGTGTTGAACACCACGCCGATTTGGTGCGTGCCTGAATCCACGTACTTCTTCAAATTGAAATTGCACAGCTCTTCCCACACGCAAACTCCGGCCAGTTTGGGCGCGCTGTAGTCGCTCGGCGACGGGCCCAGAAATTCAAACGCGGGAAACTTGTCCTCGTACTGCTTCATCACGTGTTCAATCTCTTCGCTGCTCAACCACTCGTCCGGGTCGCGAATCCACGACTTCGGTGCCTCCGGCGCAAATGTTGCATCATCCTTCGCAATCCGCTCGTTGAATTCATTGCCCGCAAGTTGCTTCATCCAGCACGCTTCGTTGCGGCACATGCGACCAAACCGCTGTTTCAACGCGGTCCATATTTCCTTCGGGTCGTTCGTTTCAATGCGGGCGTCTGGATGGCGCGCGTTCCAACCGTCTCTCAACTTGTGCAGCGTGTCGTTGTCGTAGCACGTGAAGTAATGCTCCTGAACCGGGCCGCACTTCAGCCGTTCGAAATCGTATTTCTTGACTTTCTTGACTTTCTTTCGGGTGCCGCCTCTGCTTCTACGTTTGCAGCGCCTCACGTGTTTCGTTTTCATAGTATGATTGCCCAATTACAATATGAAAATAATTTAAAATAACTCACAATTTAAAAACAATATAAAAATCTACAAATCATTGGGTTTGGATGGTTTGGATGGTTTGGGCTTAATGTCCTTGGTTTTGAATTTGGGGTCATCCAGATTGATTTCTTTCATTTGGGGAATGGGCACGCGATTGCTGTGCGCCGACGCGGCGGGCGTGGTTTTAATGACGTAGGTGTCCAGCGTGGGCGTGTGCGGTTTGTGCTTGTCGAACGACATCATTATCTCCAGCTTTCGCTTCGACGAGTCTGCAAGCACCGCATCATTGTCATTATCGCCCTCGTCATCATTATTATTGTCATTGTCATTGTCATTGTCATTATACGCATGGTCTTCCACAATGGGCGGCAGGAACCCTACTGCTACGCACTCCGCCATGTGCTCTTCTTGCAGCGTGTCATTTTTATCCTTGTTTCTAAAATACGTGATGCACGCTTTGGCATAAGACTCGAATGCCTGAAGCACAAAGATGTCGTTGACCGTTTCCCCCTTCAGTAAGTCCCGCGTCATTTCCATAATCCTCTTTTTGTAGAAGCGCTTGGCTTTTTCGTATTTCCCGCTCAAGTCGGCTTCTTTTGCTCGTAAATAGCGCTCGTATTGCGGCTGGTTCACCATGAGGTCCAGCGTCACGTGGTCCACCTGGTCCAAATTCAAGTTCATCCGGTTATTTTTTCACAATGAATCAATGTAATAACTCAATCGCATATTATGTGTGAATATGCAATTGTTCCCGATTTTAGCGCAGCAATTTCTCTCAAGAACAGCACTCGAATTCAAAAAATGCAGGGTCATTCACGATTCGTTCGTGGTTTCTAATGCGCTGAATGATTTCATCATCGTTGCGATCGCCCGTGTAACCTTCCGGATAAATTACATTATAAACATCGGTTGCATCGGTTGCATCGGTTGCATCGTTCGTCGCATCGCGCGACAATGCCCGTTCAACTGTTATTACTGGTGCTGGTGCAATGCCCTTAGATTCTGCCACAATGACCCCCGCGGTGCCATTCAAAATGTATTTATAAACTCGTGTCAATGGGGTCGAACCGACATCATCCAATTTTGTGACATCTTTAACTTCATTTGCCCCCGGATTTTTTTCAATGTATAATTGATGTTCTTTATTCATTTTGATTTCTGTTAAATACTTTAAAGATTTATTGGAAATCAAGTATCCATTTGTGTTATCATACTCTGGATTGAATGTTGGAACCATGAGTTCATTGTAAAAATTACCGTACGAATATCTACTTCTGACCAGCATGTATTTAGGAGGCGTAGATGAGTTGTCCCACGTGTAAACATCATGAAAAACCATGTTTTGTCTCCAATGTTTTCCATCACCATCATTTAAAATGATGTATGGAGATTTAAATGGAATCAATTTTGGTCTTGTGGAATCAATTAGTTTCTCATGTTCTGAATATGTTGCTGAAAATGGTGGTGAACTGATGCATTTAAAGTTTGTGAGTGGATGAGTTGTAAGCATTGGAAATGGATTGGCATAATAGGTTTTTTTTTGTGGGTTTGGCTTATGCAGAGGTATAACTATGTCACTAGTGATGGTGTTGACCAAGCCAAGCGGGTGTCCAAGCTCATGGGCTAAAACATGTTCAAAATTCGTCGCTGACAATGTATAAGTTGTATCATTGTCGACAAACCCGTTCGCAAGTATGTTTTTGCTTATGTTTAGTAAAAATCCATATGGGATTTTGGTTCCTGTAAAAAACACAGTTTCTACGGATGCAATTCCGTTCCCGACATTGTATGAATAATTAATTCCAAGCAGCTGAAACCCATACCATTCCTTTTTGAACCCCGCTTTGTATTTGTTTTTTATCACATTCACTCCATCTGCATGAAATGATAAAAAATTGGTCCATCTACTCGCTGCCCGAGTTAATGCTATAATGTGTGCGTTTTCTAAATTTGCATCTGGATAACCAGCACGTTCATAAGGAGTAAACGTTGTACTAAAACTGACAATGTCAAATAAATCCGGAATTGTGGTTGACGGTGGTTCTATCACAGGTGGTGGTGGTGCTGGTGCAGCAGCTGCAACCACTCGCGGTGCCTGTCTTGATATTTTGTTTTGCATTGCAATGTTCTTGGCGCCAACCCCGCCCACTGCAGTGAAATTTTTCTTGGAAGGCGTAAGTCCGATTCTTTTATACGACGGCATGTTTATTTGAATTTTGATTGCTTTATATTATCAAAATAATTAATATAAATCATCTGTGCGTATCATTATTGCTGTTCGCCAGCTGCGTACACATCTTTTAATAGTCGAGCTGATGGGTCTAATGTTCCCTCGCAAAATGGGTGCCTCCAAAAATACGGAATGGTCTCTGCGCGTCCTTTTCCATGAAAATGACGCTCAAACACCGTCCGGTAATAATAGCTCTCCTTGTCGTAAGGCGCATTGTGCTTATACTTGTTCAACTCCTTTGCAACACTAAATTCTGTGTGGCTCACACGCGTGTCCACGTATTCTTTGATGATTTGCACCCAGGTGCGGTCGTGCCCGCTCACGCCGTCGCTGAACGCCTCCTTGCGCCGCCACATGACGTCTTCCGGCAACACCCCCGCAAACGCCTTGCGCAGCAGGTGCTTTTCCACGGCGTAGTCTGCGCCCTCCCCGAACCGCTTCATCCACGGCGGCAGGCTCATGACGAATTCCAAGAACGTCTTGTCCGCAAACGGCACGCGCGCCTCCAGTCCCGCCCCACTGATGCTCTTGTCCGAGCGCAGCAAGTCGAAGTAGCGCACATCGCGCACCATGCGCGTATTCTCCCCAGCAAACGCGTGGTCGCTCGGCGCCTTGGTGAACCCGCGATACGACCCGAAAATCTCGTCGCTCATGTCACCGCAGAATATCACCACGTTGTCCGTGTTCTCATAAATGTATTTGCTGACCAAGTAATTGCCCACCGACGCGCGCACGGTGGTGGTGTCGTAGCTCTCAATTTGGTAAATGGTGTCGTCAATCGCGTCCAAAAACTGCTGCTCCGTCAGGCACACCTCGTGGTGCCGCGTGCCCAGGTGCTCCGCCACGCGCCGCGCCCACTTCAGGTCCACGGACCCCTCCAAGCCGACGGCATACGTGTCCACCATCTTTGGCGCTTGCGCTTGTGCCATGTGTTTCACAACGAGTGCGGTCACGATCGAGCTGTCCAGGCCGCCCGACAACAAGCAGCCCACGGGGCGCTCGCTCATCAAGCGCTTGCACACCGCCAGCTCGAACAAGTTGCGCACCAACCGGCATGCCTTTGCTTCCAGCACCGCCGGGGGCGCATTCACGTCATCGTGCAGTATCGCTGTGCCGAAATTGTACACATACGGCACATCCAGCGCTTCATTCAATTGTAGGTCGCCGTAATAAGACTGCAGAATCGTTTCGAATTTGTTGGGGCTTTCGGCCTTGGACAGCGTCATGTAGCACCCACCCGGAAACTGTTCCACGTGCGAGCAGTGCGCAAGCGCCTTCATTTCACTGGCAATTGAAATGTCGTGATTATAATCGCTGGAACTGCCGGTGTAAAGCGACCTCACTCCAAACGGGTCGCGCGCAACGTGCACCACGTCGCGCTCCATGTCAATGAGAACAAGCGAAAACACGCCGTCCAACTCTTTCAACGTCGCGCACATGTCGCCTTTAAATAGTTTATACAAATGAATGATGACCTCGCAATCCGAGCCGCTTGCACACTCGAACCCGTATTTTTGGTTCAATTTGGCGTGGTTGTAAATCTCGCCGTTGCAAATGAGCTGGCAGCCCAGCAGGTTAAAGGGCTGGTCGCCGGTTGCGGTCAGGCCGTTGATTGCGAGACGATGAAACCCGATGCAACGCTGGCCTTCAACAACGAACCGGCTGTTGTCCGGCCCGCGGTGCGATATTTTAGCAAAATTTTGTTGCAACCCGTTCAGCGTATCCATGGGAACACGCGCATTCGACCCGATTGACTCATAGTAAAAAATGCCGCACATATTTGGAGAGAACTTGATAATAAATGCATCAAACTCTTTAAATGAGTGTTCAAAAATATTAAATATTATATTCACAGAATACAATACAGACAACAACAACAACAATACCTATATAAACAACAACAATACCTATATAAACAACAACAACATGTCAGACCGATTTTATGGCGTCCCCACTGGAGTGGCGCAGTGTCAACAAGAGCGAACCGAAGAGTTGAGCCGTCGCATGAGAGAACGCAACATTCCGTCGGCCCCTCTGCAACCGCAGCTGGGCGCGCGACCCGTGTTGACAAAATACACCATTATGCCCATTTTGGACCAGCGCGCCCAAGCAACCGTGCCCATCATGAACTACCCGATTTACAACCCAGAACAGGTGTTCAATCCGGGCAGCGCGGTTGCGCCGTGGTCGGGCTACGCCACGGCAGTCAACGTGGAATCCACGCTGCGCAGCCAGTTTTTTGGGCTGCAACGGTGCGAACAGGCCGAGTATGTTCCATCGTCCAAGAGCGACCTGTACAACGTGCGCATCGACTCGCGCCAGATTCATCAAACGCATCCTCTCTTATTTCGAACGGAGAAATTCGACCCCATGAACCCGGATTGCTTCAACCTGGCAAACCGCACGTTCAACAATTCCACGCGCACTGAACTTAAGAACGTTGAATGAAATGTGATTTTTTAATGTATAGTATATTTAATACTGTAGATTTTGTAAAAATGGATGCAGAAATGTCAGATCAAGAAATTTTGGCTTCATTGAATGCAGAAACATATAGAACACTGATGGTTTTTTCAAGGGGAGATGAAAGACAACGTGAGATTGTTAAAGCCACGATGAGACACATTGAACCATTGTTGATGACACTGGGACATTTGTATGCGCATGTGGATGCTCTCCTTGTTAGAGAAGAAGCTCATGATGAAACCGATGAAAGCATCAGAGAAAAAATGCTGTCTTTTACTCCTGCAACATTGGTGCTTGAGTTTATGCCCCGTTTAACACGGGACATATTGGATTTGAATGGCCAAATCGCACCCGGCATGTTTCGCTTCAAGCGTAATTCACCGCAATTTGCACAACACTTCATCCCATTCAATCTCATTCTCATGACAGAACCTGAAGTTCTTTGGCAACCATTGACAATTGTTCTCATTACTGGAGAGTTGTGCGTCAACAGTTCATTCAACGACAAATTGATTGAAGCAAATGCCCAAATAACAGAGGCAATCCTTGCTTTGAACAGATTCAAGCATGAACACGCACCAAGCCCTCCACCTGATAGACCGGTTCCTCCTGAAGTCAGCGGTGCACCACATTTCCCGTTTACGGTTGCATCGATTTCTCCTAGTGGTCCAGTGAGACAATCAGACTTATTTCAACGACCAGAACTCGTTATACCATTTTCACCAGCACATGTGCCAGCATTTGCGGATGATGCTGCTGATGCGGATGATGACGCTGATGCTGGTGAAGATGCTGACATCATGGAACATTTGCATGAAGAATCTGATGCCATGGTAGAATCGATTCAACTGCAGCATCCGCCTCAACTGCACCAGCAGCAGCATCCGCTTCAACTGCACCAGCAGCAGCATCCGCCTCAACTAGGACACAGAAGAAGTTATACGGTCATGCTGCATGGACGGACGTTGTCGCCCTCGTGGTTTGAATTTCCAATTGACGAAGATTTGAAACATGTGTCTTACACTTCCCCCTACGCAGGTCAACTCGCACCTCATAGAACCATCCGCCTGCCAAATTTACCCACGGTGCACGGTGCCGAATTTATTTCTGCACCAGACCCGAATGAACACAGGGATGTTATATTCGGAAATAGCGGTCAACGATGCCCGACTGGCACTGGGTGGGTTGGATTGAATCCAGTTTTGTTTGCATGCGACTCATTTGAAGAACTTGCAGACCCCATTCTAGGCCAGTTTAGACAGGAACTTTTACCATACATTGGAATATGGGCATTTGATTCGGTTGATGGTCGCATCATTTCAAATTCAAAAAGAAATATCATTAATGTTGAACAATTGATTCGTTTGTACAACACCGACCGAAGTTATGGAACATATAGGCTATTGTTTGAGATAATGAAAAAGAATTTGGAACAAACGCGCAGAACCACGTCTTTACCATTTTCAGTAAACATTGTCTTTCATATTTGTCGCGGCGGTGATTTGACTCAAACGTTTGATCACATGGCCGCTACAAATAAATTTCTCGTTCAGGACACGACGATGGAAGTCTTCATGCGGAACCGTTTTTTCAAATATCCAGATGGAGCACAAATCGTTCGCGTTAGTCAAGTGCCTAATCATGTCATGGAAATGATTGGGTTCAATCTATCCGCTCAATTTGTGCACATGCATCCATTGGGAAGCCGCCATGTGCGTCATGGTTTGCATTTCGTATTGCAAGGGTGTTTTTACAATTTGATGGTTTATTTGGGCATAATATCTCACGTTGGAGGAGAAGTAATGACTTCAATTCAAAATAAAGGAATCAATTCTAGAATGTTTTTAAATTTCGTCGATTTAATGAATAGACGCAGAAGTTTCGCTGGTTTAAGACATTTCGACCAAGCAACTTGTCCATTTATAGTCGAACGTCTTCCAATTGCTCTAATTCAACCAGATGCAGCGCTTGTTCACAGCAATGGGATTTCTAAATTATTGCATGTCATGATTGACACATCTGAGAAGTTTATAACAACCATGTCGCGGGGCGAGAGACCTCCCCCACATGCAATTTTGGTGAAGTTGTTTCACAGACGACGCGGCGAACGCAGCGAACAACTAGTGAATGAAGAAGAACTTGGACATTGGGTGGCATTCATACTAGATCCAAATGATTCGGCACCGCGTGTGCCGCATGAATTTACTCACTATCAGCGGGCAATTGCGATTGCACCCTGGAGATTCGTGGACCCACAAGGTTTGTCAATCCGGACTGAACACCAACCAGATGGGACACCATTCTCGTACACTGTTCCAATGTCATTCAAACTGTTGCGAACACTGGATGAATTGTGCACATCATTGAATGAATTTGAGCCAAAATTCAGCCACATTGACTTGTTTTACATTGCAATGCCTCCTGATCAAGTGCCGCAAGGTTTCACTTTGCCCAGTGGCGAAATAACGAATAGTGGTGTACCTCTTGGAGGCAAACGTCGGAGAACCAAGAAACACTTGAAAAAATCCAAATCCAAATCCAAACCCAAATCCAAAACCAAAACCAAATCCAAGCCTATTGGAAAACGCAGCAAACGCAGCAAACGCAAACATTGATGCCTGCATCAAATCACATGTCAAATCGTATGAATTAAATCGAATCATACGATGCAAATTGATTAGTAATGCAATCATGCGTTGCGCTTAAAGCGAACCGAGCATTGCGCCGACGTAGCCGGATGTGTAATAGTACACGACGGCGAACACGACGGCATGCACGAACGCAACCACGTGCTTGGAACCGTTGGGCGGGATGCGCAACAGGACGTTGGGGCTAAGCACGTAAAACAGGAAAACCAAATAAATGAAGCTAGAAAAGTTGAACATTGTATGGGTTTATACCATATGCAAATAAAAAAAATGAAATATGACATGTTTGCTAAATGAAAATCAATTACGATTACAGTTTCTTCTTTGTTTTTTGTTTTGAATCCGGTTTTTGTTTTTGCAATTTGAACGACCCGGGTTTTGCAGCGCCGTTGAAAAATTCGTTCAAGTGTTCCATGATTTTCTTGCTAATGATTCGGTCGATTTCTTGTTCCATCGGGTCCTTTGGAATATGCGCATCCTGAAACCGTTGCATGAATTGCAGAATGCGGTGTCCAAATTGTTCCGCGTTGTTAACGGTGGCACGGAGTGCGCTCGATTGCATGAACCGGTCCACCAATGTGTGCACGCTCAGCTGATGCACATACGGTTTCACATGGATGTAATACACCTGGTCGTGCTCCATTTGCGAATGCATTTGGTCGTCCAAAAAGCACACTTCCACGTTGGACGGCAGCTTGGTGCACCGCATGAAATCGTCATACGTCTTGTCGTGCGTGGTGCGGCCCATTTCTATAATTTTGCCGTTGATTTTGAACGCTGCCACAATTTTGTCAAACACGTGCCCCCCCAGTTTGGATTCTATGTATCGAATGATGTGCTCCACCCACTCTCGCGGCCCGCTGTTGTTCGTGTAAACCATGACCCCGCAGCACTCGTTCGACTCCTTTTTCGTTTTCAAGAACCGCAAAAGGTCCAGAATGTTGGGACGCAGGAATTCGGGGAATGCGTTCATCAAATGGGCAAAGTTCGCGTATTGCGCGCGGGGGTCGTTGTTCCACGCCGTTTGGGTGAGAGCATCGCAAAAAATGCCGAGTTCCACAAAGTATCCAATAGTTTCGTCCACATCAAGCACCACTATTTTTTTCAGCGGCGGGATGACCATTGTCGTTGTCATGGCAACCCGAAAGTGTTAAGTTAAATGGAATTTTACTTAATGTAAATTTAAGCTATAATAATTCAATATTTAAAAATGTATGACTATTTATGTGAAATGTGAAATGTGAAATGCAATGATCAATGACGGAGTCAAAATATTTTTTTATATCGGTTTAATAGGAAACTAGGTTTTAACGTTGTTGATTTAATTAATAATTAGAGGTTCGTTCCAAAAAACAATGGCCGACATGAAAATGACAAAATCCGATTATGAGAAAATTCTCTCTTATTACAAAATCCCAATCGACAATTTAAGCAGCGCGGAGCTAAAACGAAAAGCGGAAGAAATTCTGGCAACCAAGTTGTGCAAATGCATCAAAGCCGTGGAGAAGAAAGTGGGCACTCAAAATGCAATCGCGCTTTGCACCACCAGCGTGGTTGGGAAAAAAGGATTAAAATACTTTGACATGTCATGCAAGGGGCGGGCGCGGTTTAATCCTCGCAAGGGAACGAGTGGGAGAAGACGGCATGCGTCGTTGATCACCAAAACCCGCAAAAATATTATATCTGCCAATTGATATCCACGCATTACACTTGACATTGCCCACATGGTGCTGTTTTTTATTGCGGATTTGGCGTTATCGGTTGCATTCAAGGTGAGTGCATGGTGTTTAGGAAAAACATATGACGGCGTCGTCTATCTCATTGCAAGAACCAAGACGCCGCCACATGCAACATATGATATAAACGACGATGATGATTGCGTCATCGTTCGTTCAAATGCTCCAACATGAAATTGGCAATATGCATTTATGTATGGTTTATGTGCATATATATATATATATATATATATATCTGTGTCTGAATTTTAATATGTCTTTTGGCGACGCTGTGATTCGCCAATACGAACAAACCTTGAATCATGGCGCCATTGATAAGGCAGATGAACAACTAAACGAATTGTTGAAGGCCAGGATTGCAGCACTCACCCAACGACTTGAAGATGAAAAGGGTGTGTTGGATAAGATTGGAGAATTATTTGGAGATTTATTTGGGTGTGCTGCTAGTCGCCGCCCTTCTGCGTGTTCACGTGAATTGCAAAAGTATATCAAAATAGTAGAAGATAGGCGACGTGAACATGATGAAAACATGAAATACATTTCAAACGAGTTGGACGCGCTACTAGACGCAAAAAATGGTCCCAAAGGGGGGGCCAAAAAATCATGCACTAAAAAATACAACAAATCAAATAAAAGGATATGTCGTACCCAAATCAGAACCAGAGCCAGAGCCAGAACCAGAACCAGAGCCAGAGCCAGAGCCAGAGCCTTAATCAGATTCGGATGATGTGGCTTCCGCGTCATCCAAGTAATCCATTGCGGCAAGAATGACGCGTTCTTGTGGGCTCAGTCGCTGAAAAATGACGGCTTCATCCATGATGATGTGAAACATGGCGGGGTTGGGGTGCGTTTTGCACAACAGCTGCACTCCCTTTTGACCGATTTTGATGTCGCAAATGATGCCTCCCCTTGCAAGCGTGAGCTTGTCCGGATTTTTTAAATCAATCCATCGAATGTATGAACCGTGAAGCAGTCCATCCAGGTCATCCACGTGTCGATATTCTCTCAGTTTGTGGAAGTAATCTTCCAGCACAGACTGATTGAACCCAAGTTGTTGCAGCTGACGCCATTTTTCTGTGTTTATTTTGTGCGTGGTTAAATTCGAGACGGATGTGTTGTTTTCATTTTCAAGCGCCTTTTCAAGCGCAGCCATGTCCACGGCCGATGACTTCATTTCCTTAGTTTGCACAACATGCAATGTGTTTATATTTTTTATCAAAAAACATAAACAATATAAAACCATTATCACTATTATTATAATGTTACATGTTTAGAGTCATTCGGAAATTCATTAAAAAAATAACAATGAACTCATCTGATTCAAGTGGAACCATGGATGTGAAACCATCGGATGTGAAACCATCGGATGTGAAACCATCGGTGTCGTCGAATGCAACCGACGCAGTGGTCGTGGTTCCCAACAACAACGACGACCCCGATGCCAACGATGATTACACATATGAATGCGACGCGGATGTCGTCCGCGAATGGAACGAATCGGCAAAGGACAACGTGGTGCCGCTGATTGCAATGATTCGTCAGCTGTGTTTTTTCACGGACTTAAAAAAAATCACTGTGCGGACATACACCTTTTACAAGGACGACATTGTCAATTTCATTGGCAAGGTCAGGCGTCGTCCATCGCTGCAAATTGACGTGTCCGACATTGCAATACATGACCTTCCGCACATTTACAGGATGTATCGCAATATGCAATCCATCATTGGCATGCATCGAACGTCGCATTTCATGGTGCGCGTGGAACACGCGTTCGACAACTCTCAAATAACGTCGGAGTATTTTGCGGTTTCGAGGGTCATGAAAATTAAAAACAAACCGAACATGTTGGTGGGGAGTGGAATTGATTCGGTGCATCACATTGTGTTGCCAATCAACGTGCAAATGAAAAACATTTACAAAATACCCCCGCACATTCGCACGATTTTTCATCACATTTCATACAGCGTGCAGCCAATTGTGTTCAACTCTCAAACGCTGGACACGTGGTTCAAGCGAACACCGCATGCCACGAATACCCAGCTCCTGCATTTGTGCATTCAAATGGCAGAAGCCCTCTCGTATTTGCACGACCTGAATGTCGTGCACGGAGACGTCAAACCCGGAAACACGCTGGTGAAATGTGCGCCGGATGCAACCACGCCGGACTCGCTTTCGCTTTATGTGATCGACTTCGGAATGTCTGGATGCGCCAACTTCAGCGACGGAACGGGCGGAACCAGACCGTTTTGCGCACCCGAAACCGGAAACGGGTCAAACGTGTCAAAAAACATGGAAATGGACATCTACAATTGGACAAAGGTTCAAAAACATCACGACGTGTGGTCGATGGGGTTGATGTTTATGACCATGATTGCATTCAGGAAGTCATATGTTTTTCCAAAAGAGTACCCGTCCGACTTTTTTGAGCAAACCGGACACATTAACCCGGAATACTTCAATAAAATTCAGAACGAACCCATGCGCACCCTGTTTCAGCGGGCACTTTCGCGGGAGGAAGAACGCATAACCGCTGCCGAGTTTTTAACTTTGGCTAGAAGCATTCCGTTCCACATTGATGAATCCCCCGGTCCCAGCATCAGGAACAGCGACGACGGGCACATGAGCGACGGACACCACATGAGCGACGGACACATCAGCGACAGCAGCAGCAGCTGATTCACCCTGAGCTGTTATTTTTTTTTCAATTGTGTCGCGCTTCACGTTTTGCTGTTGCAGAAGCCACATGCACAGCTTGTCCAGCACGCTGATGGTGTTCATGTATGTTCGGTACTTGAAACAGCAAATGGTGGCTGAGGCGGCGGATTGAATTCCGGGGAACTGGATGCTGCACCACCAGTACGCCGGTATGTAAATGATTTGACCGGCGCGCAACTCAACGTCCATCGTCTTAATTTTGTCAAAATCTGCGCGATACTCGGCTTGTATTTGCCACGGGTTCACGGGGGAACGGAACTCAAAATTGTCGTAGTCGGACACGGGATACAAATACTTGCTGGCATGGGGCGCAATGAGTCGCATTTTAACGCTGCCCTGCGTCACCAAGTAATAGTTGCGATAATTGATGTCGTACCTCAGCGGTGTCGTGGTTCCGGGAGACGCACACATGACGTCATACATGCATTTGGACACCATGGGCGGGCGCAAAAACGCGTCGTTGTATTTGAATGTTTTTACGAGTCCGGTTTCTTCCAAAAAGTCGCCGTTGTTTTCACTCACGTAGCGCGACTCCTTGTCGCTTCGAAACGACTCCGCCGCAGCATGCAGCGTGAGCGGAACATATGGCTCGGTTGTGTCGGCCTCGTCCGCTGCGTCTTTCACGTTGCGCAACCGCACATCAAATGCGCCGTATGCAGCACGAATTGCGCTCAGCGTGCACGATTCCATCAACCGCTCGTTCGGATAATCAAACAGCACCGGCTGTCGCAGGTCGCACACTTCCTCCAATTTGTCTTTGGACGGCTGGTCTATTTCATACACCTCCAGGTCGTTGCTGGTTTTCATGTGGAAGTAAATGTGCAAATAAAAGAAGAGAATTACGCAAAATATCAACACGGCAAATACTGATTGCATTTCAGGGTTGGGTTGTCACTATTATTCTATCGTGGCAGTGTTTTTTTAAATACTTATGTTTATTTATATGCTACAATAATTTCATACAAATATTACGAGGTCTCATTGGATTTAGGTTTGGTTAATCCACGGATTGCATGCTGGTTCCGGGTTCTATCACATCCAGATGAATATTGTTGTTCTCGGCTGAAGACTCTTCCTCCTCGTCTTCGTCTTCGTCCGACGCAGGCACAGGCGCAGCCACAGGCACCACAGGCGCAGCCACAGGCACGGATGCAGGCGCAGCCTGAGTCAAACTTTGACTAATTAATTTCAACAACATGACGTTTATTTCATTAATGGTTTTTTGCTGGGCGTGAAGCAATTCGCGCAATTCTCGGTTTTCATTTTGCACGGTGTCGATTTGTTCAATGATGTCAGACAAGTTGGAGTTGGTCATGATGTTGTCCACAATTCCGGACACAAACTCGTCGTCGACAAGGAGAGAATGTTTGGTTTGTTCCAACATGAGGTTGGAATTGCTGTAACCAGAACCAGAACCAGAACCAGAACCAGAACCAGAACCAGAACCAGAACCATCACCTAGACCACCTTCGTGCAATGATCCGGATTCAATGCAATTCAAACGGTTCTTCATTTCATCGATTGACTGACTTTGTTGAAACAATATGTTGTCCATTTGTTTCATAAGATAAATTGGGGGCATCGGCCACGTGAGTCCGGGGGGTTTGTCAGCTGCTTTGCCGGATGCCGCTTTTTGATTGCCAGCTGCTTTGCCAGGTGGTTGTTTTTGCTGCTGCTGCTGCTGCTGCTGCTGCTGCTGTTGTTGTTGCTGCTGCTGTTGCTGCTGCATTCGTTGTTGTTGTTGGATTATGAATTGTTGTCGTTGTGCGGGCGTCATATTTGCTAAAGAAAGTGCCGGTGCGGTTCCCGGTCGTTGCAAAGGCTGTTGCTGTTGCTGCGTCAACTGCGGTTGAAGCTGATTGGCGCGACGTTTTTTAGCCGCGGAAATGGATGCTGAACTGCTCATTGTGTTGTGTTGTGTTGGGGGCTTATGACGGTGATTGTGTTTAAACGGACATGACACTATAATTTTATATTATTTGCGCATTAATTGCTTTATTTCAAATTCTGATTTCATGATCAATTTCAATAAAAATTGAAATCAATTAAACACAAAATGCAGGGTTATGTATGTACATCAATCAGACTGATTCAAAAATGGCAGCAGCAGTAGAAGAGAATTCATTCCGTTTATTCGATTTTCAGGTGCGCGATGAGGTGCCGGGCACAAACAGTCGCAGCAGTAGCAGTAGCAGTTCCAATAGTTTTACAAAACACAACAAGGACAAAAAAAGGTTTGTTATTCAAATGTTCGGCATCAATGAACAAGGCAGCACGTGTTGCATCAGCGTTGCAAATTATGAACCCTTCTTCTATGCAAAAGTGCCGGAATCATGGGGGTTTGATGCCAAGGCGCGCTTCATAACCGACTTGAAAACCGCACTCGGAAAATACAACGAAGATTCCATCCTAGTGGATGAGTGCAAGCTCATTCGACGCAAGGCGCTCTACGGGTTCGATGGCGGCAAGGAGCACAAATTCCTCCTTCTCAAATTCAAAAACATGGCAACCATGAACCGAGCGAAGAATTTGTGGTATGAACGCAAAGGCACCGAAATGCGCCTGAACCCGCGTGGCTACAAGGAAACCCAAATTTACGAGGCCAACATTCCGCCCCTGCTTCGATACTTCCACATCAAGGACATCAGCCCGTCGGGCTGGGTCTATGTCAAAGGTCAGCCCATCGAATCCAACAAGCAGACCACGTGCCAGTTTGAATATCATGTCGGCCACAAGGACGTTGTTCCACAGCCGGAAAAGGAAACCCTGGTTCCCTACAAAATCATGAGCTTTGACATTGAGGCCAGCAGCAGCCACGGCGATTTCCCCGTCCCCATCAAAACCTACAAAAAGCTCGCCGCCAACATTGTGGACGCGTGCTTGAGGGACCCCGTTAATGCGGCAACCAAGTCCGAAGTGCATCGCATGATTCGCACCGCATTCCACGACCTGAAAACACCGGCGTTGTTTACGCTGCACGACGACATTGAGCGCATTTACACCAAGACGGTTCCCGCGCCGGAACGACTGGATGCCATGTTTGAGCGCATGTGGTCCACGTCGGTTCAAACGCTGATAGAAGAAGCCGACCCGGAGGTCATGCAAGCCAACACCATTGAGCGCATGTTTGAAAAAATGAAAGCAGAAGCCGATGCCGACGCCTTGGCTGAATGCGATGATGCAGACGACGACGACGAAGGCGATGGTAGAAGCGTGTTTACCACGGCAACGGCACAACCCGCTTGGGCGAAACCAGCCAAGGCCGACGCATCTGCATCATCATCAAGTGCCTGTTCCATTCCAGACATGCTGCGGTCCTCCGGTTTAGACCGCGAAACGAAAATCAACCACATGAACGATGCGCTCATGGCCGTGTTCCCAGCAGTGGAGGGCGACAAGGTCACGTTCATCGGCTCCACGTTCCTGCGTCATGGCGAAGACCGCCCCTATTTGAATCACTGCCTGGCCCTCGGCACGTGCGACTCCGTGCCCGGCGCACAAATCGCGAGCTGCAAAACCGAGCGCGCGCTGCTGGAAGCCTGGACCCAGCTCGTGCAACGCGAGGACCCCGACATCATCATCGGCTACAACATCTTCGGGTTTGATTACCAATTCATGTTTCATCGCGCATTGGAAAACCACGTGGAGGACGAATTCCTGAAGCTGTCGCGCAACACCGACGAGTTTTGCGGCAAGCGCGATTTCAAAACGGGGCGCATCAGCATTGAAGAAACCAGCATCGCCCTCGCCAGCGGCCAGTACGACCTGCACTACATCGGCATGCCCGGCCGCCTGCAAATCGACATGTACAACTACTTCCGCCGCGACTACAACCTCACGTCTTACAAGCTCGACTATGTGGGTTCTTACTTCATTGGCGACGACGTGCACAAATTGGAGCACCGCGTGGAAGCCGATGCCGATTCGGTAATACCCGATGGAAAGGTCACGCGCATTTTCAGCAAGAATCTTACGGGCCTCGAGGTCGGCAACTACATTGAGCTGGAAGAGACCGGCCATTCCACAGACCCCTACAAGGACGGACAAAAATTCCAGGTCGTGGCCATTGACCGCAGCGCCGGCCAGTTTGAAATTCTCGGGCACGAGACGCCCGACCTGAAGAAGCACGTGCGATGGGGCGTGTCCAAGGACGACGTCACGCCGCAGGACATTTTCCGCATGACGAACGAAGGCCCCGGGCCGCGCGCCGTCATTGCCAAATACTGTATTCAGGATTGCAACCTCGTGCACCATCTCATGAAGAAGGTGGACGTCATCACCGGATACAACGAGATGGCGAAGATTTGCAGCGTGCCCATCAGCTTCCTGGTCATTCGCGGCCAGGGCATCAAGCTGACGAGCTACATGGCCAAAAAGTGCCGCGAGAAAAACACGCTCATGCCCGTCATCGACAAGGGGCCGTCGGGCGAGGGCTACGAGGGCGCAATCGTGCTGCCGCCGAAGCGCGGCCTCTACCTGGACAACCCCGTGGCCTGCAACGATTACTCGTCGCTGTATCCGTCGTCCATGATCAGCGAGAACTTGTCCCACGACAGCAAAGTGTGGACCAAGGAATACGACCTGGACGGCAACATGATTCGCGAGACGGGCGAAAAAGACCCGAAAACCCGGCAGCACATTTACGACAACTTGCCCGAGTATGGCTACGTGGACGTGGAATACGACACCTATCGCTGGAAGCCCAATAGTCGCGGCAAGATGGAGAAGCACCTGAGCGGCAAAAAGGTGTGCCGGTTTGCGCAGTTCAAGGACGGCACGAAGGCCATTCTGCCGTCCATTCTGGAAGAGCTGCTCGCCGCGCGAAAATCCACGCGCAAGCTGGCGGAGCAGCAGTCCGACCCCTTCATGGCCAACGTGCTGGACAAGCGGCAGCTGGCTTACAAGGTCACCGCGAACTCGCTGTATGGACAGTGCGGTGCCAAGACCAGCACGTTCTATGAAGTGGACGTGGCGGCTTCCACTACGGCAACCGGGCGCAAGCTGCTGACGTATGCCAAGCGCATGGTGGAGGAGGTGTATGGCAATACCGAATGCCAAACGAGCAAATATGGCATCGTGCACACGCGGGCTGAATACGTGTACGGTGACACTGATTCTGTATTCTACACGTTCAATTTGTCCAACAAGGACGGAACACCCATTCGCGGCAAGCAGGCGTTGGAAATCACGATTGAACTCGCGCGCCAGGTGGGCGACATGGCCTCCGCGTTCCTGAAAGCACCGCACGGGTGGGTGTATGAAAAGACGCTCATGCCATTCGGCCTGTTGCAGAAGAAGCGCTACTTCGGCATCTTGTATGAGACGGACCCAAACAAGGGCAAACCAAAAAGCATGGGCATCGTGTTGCGTCGGCGCGACAATGCGCCCATTGTCAAGGACGTGTATGGCGGTCTCATCGACATTCTGACGAAGCAACAAGATCTGGAGGCGGCCGTGCAGTTCGTGCGCGAGTCGCTGCAGTCCCTCGTGGACGAGCGCGTGCCCATGGACAAGCTCATCATCACAAAGTCGCTGCGCTCCACTTATAAGAACCCGCAGCAAATCGCCCACAAGGTGCTGGCGGACCGCATGGGCAAACGCGACCCGGGCAACAAGCCGAGTTCAGGAGACCGCATCCCCTTTGTCTACATTCACAATGCGGACAAGAAGGCGCTGCAGGGGGAACGCATCGAGACGCCGGACTACATTCGGGCCAAGCGTTTGAAACCGAATTACTCGTTTTACATCACGAACCAAATCATGAAGCCGGTCGCGCAGCTGTTCGGCCTCGTCCTGGAACAAATGGCGGCGTTTCGGCGCAAGAAGGCGCGCTTCTTGGAGGAGCTGGAATCGGTGCGGAGTAACTGGACGGACACCGAT